CTGAAGTCGGAATGGCCTCTGATCGAGGCCAGACCCCACCATACGGGTAACACCCGTTGGTGGGCTTGACTTCTCCCACAGGCCCAGATAGGGCCCGCCACCGCACTAATGCGGTGGCCACCATCCAAGCTTTATGCTGACGCGCTTGGGACGTCCAGAACGTTCCAGGTGCCTCTCATCTTGGCTCATGGGTGGTACCCACGAGGAAGGTCCATACTTTTGGACCGTGCCGGGCCAGTAACAGGGTATAGTGCTGATATCGCTATCAGCAACCCTTAGATTATTGGATTCCAGCTTGAGTAGACACTTGAGCAAGGCACCAGTGCCTCCCAGCTGATCACTGGGAGCTTTGGCCTCAACAACATAGCCCCGAACTTGAGGGCTAAAAAGGCTTGGGTGCATGCGCTCGCAATCGTAATCGCGAAGGCGTGAAACCCTGCCTAGCACAGGAGATTCTGGCGCTACCGTTGGGAAATGTTTCAACATCCCCTCTAGCAGCTTATCCAGATAACGGACACTAGTCGGATACCAACCAAGATATAGTTGGTTCCGAAGAGCTACCGTTGCAATAACTCCTGTTCCGTCTGCCATCGTGCAAGGTAACGCTTGCCGGACTCTGACAATTGAAACGTCATGTCCATTAAAGTATTCCTTGCCACAAGACTCTCTGAACTTTCCAGTCCAGAAAGACTTGTCCAGGCCAACTCGCGCACCAAAATGCTCGAGAGTCTGTACGATGGTATGCACATGGTCCACGGGGACAATCAAATCGTCTCCGTAGACACGCACCGAGCCAAGAAAGGAATAAACATCCTTCTTGGTTAGCGTCACGTTGAGCGAGTTCTGAATGCCCAGAAAGATCAAGGTCGTAAAGACCATGGCCTCAACGGGAAAACAGAGCGCTGAACCCATCGACGCGTACTTGGCCAAACGGATAATACCGTGACCAGGTACTTCAGCCCGTCTAGAACGTGTGGCATCGAGGGCCTCTTCCAAATGAGGCCATCGTTCAACCATCCGTTTAACGAGCTGATTGGAGACACGGTCGGAAGCATCACTAAGATCTAGTGTTGCGGTCCTACCATCGGCAGAACCTTGACAAGCAAGCTCCTGGTTAGGAGTTTGATCGTCAAAGCCGATAAGTCCACGGAGGAGTTCATCCCTGTCGTGGGCTGCGAGGAAACTACGGAGGAGCGCCTGTTGCATGTATTGCATACAGGTTGGCTCCACCGCAATGATCCTCGGTGTCTTCAACGTTTTAGGAACTGAGATAACCTTCACAGGAATCTCAGAACCAGGTTCGAGGACGGTGACATCACTCAAATCATCCACATAGTGGTGATTTGGAATGAGGTACTTGTCCAGCGGAAAAACGCTGTCAAGTCGACTAGTCCAAGTGCGCTGTTCGTATTTACCATTACTGGTAAGCCGATCAGCAGTAACACCTGGACCATGCTTCGGGAGCAATTGCCCATAATAGACATCTCTGTCCATTTGGGTAAAAAGCTCACTAAAAAGCAAATCAGACATACGCTGAAATTCAAGAAAATCTTTCTCTCGAAGTTCAGCATCTGATTGTCGCACGTCCTGCTCACACTCGACATAATTCAGCATAGCTTTCCTCACCCTTGCATCACTGCAAGGGAGAGAAATCTTGCCAAACGCCAGTGTTAACTGGCGAATAGCATGAATGGAAGTTATGCATGGATCGTCGAGCAACGCGCCGCTTTTCCGGTCGAACACACGGTTGAAGAAACCTCCTAGAAATAGGGGGAGACTTCCCCTTCCAGTGTTAAAGGAAGGGTGGATACCGGCTTGTCCTTGGTCTACCCACTTTTGGGTGGACTTTCCAAGGTCAGGCAGGGTTATCGTCAAAAACGACAACCCCTCATGTTCGAACCGCCTTCTGACGGTATTAATGTCAGAAGTGGCGCTAGTGCAGCATAAGATAGCCGAATCATCAGCCATCTTGGACCAGAGTGACATCAGGCTTTTCAAACTCCCTCCTAACAGAGGTCAAGTTTCCTTAGCCAATGTCATATCACTATCCTTCCCGGAGTACCTCACGAATGAGGTACTCCATAACTCACCCGAGTTATATTGAAGGGAAGGATCACCACAAGGAGAGCAATGCCATCATGGCACTACCCACCTGAGAAGGCTACGGGAGAGGCTTATAGCCAAATAAATTGGCTATGGCGTCCGCGTAGGCAAAGAACACCTGGAATAGAATCGCTACCACAAGGGCAAGGGTTTTATACCCTACCTGAATGTGGAACACGAGACCATCCTGGGAGTTCATCTTCTCAAGATCACGTTGCCTAGTCAAGGCTTTCGTTCCGTCAGGTCTTACGACCTTCGGAACGTGAACCGAGATTTGGGCAACGTTTCCTTTACGACTCACCAGCAATCAATTTGGTGATGAGCGCATCGGAGCTGGCCGCGAACTGGGTCTTAAACCCAGTATACACAGCAAGTTGCTCGGCAGCCGTATACCCCACTGGAGGAACGTCAAAGACGATGTAACAAGACATCGAAACTTTGACATTCTCAGCTGGGATAAACGGATCTGCCGTCAGCTTCG